CCGCTGGAAATATCCAAGGCGAATTGGCTGCTTGCCAAAGGTATTATTTCCGTTTTGCAGGCGGCCAAACGTTTTCTCGATACGGTACTGGTTACTCAAGTAACACTAACACAGCCTTTTTTAATCTACCTTTACCTGTATCCCTACGCGTATCACCTACAGCGGTCGATTACTCTACCCTGATACTAGATAATGGTTTTGGTACTTCAGCAGCGGTAACAGCAGTTACTTTAACTGCAAATTGCCAAAGCCCTACAGTCGGATCTATTGGCGTAAATGTTGCCTCAGGATTAACAGCCGATAGAAATTATCAAATAGAAAATAACGGCTCAACCGCCGGTTATATTGGATTTACGGCAGAACTTTAGGAGATAATGATGGATAACGTAACTTTTATTGATGATGCTAATGGCGTAAAACACGTAATAATTGACCGAGGTAATGGCGAGTTTACGTCGATGACTAAAGAGCGTTACGATGAATTAGAAGCAGCTAAAGAAAATGCTAACAAGCTATAACGGTTATCCGGCCTCTAAAGATCCGGATGAGATAAAAATAAAGTCCTACCCTGTAAAGGGTACGGATCGTAAGCTTAGGTGCGCTGAGAGTGTGGGCCCACTCTTGGCCGCCTTCGCTGCAGAGTTTCACGAGCTAATTGAGCCTATCGACGAGGGTACCTTTGATGACTGGGGCTACGCTTTCAGGATGGTACGCGGTACTACCGATAAATTATCGTGCCACTCATCCGGTACAGCTATCGATCTAAACGCCACAAAGCATCCATTAGGTAAGTTTGATACTTTCCCGGCTGAAAAGGTGCCGATGATCCGGGCGCTAGCTAAAAAATACGGCCTTAAGTGGGGCGGCGATTTTAAGAGCAGACCGGACGATATGCACTTTGAGGTAGAGGTAAAACCCGGCAAGGCTCAAGCCTTAATAAAGAGTTTAGGCTTATAATTATCTAAATCCTTAAGGGCACTAAGGAGTAACACAATGAAAGAGCAGCTAATATCCGCCGGTAAGTCATACGCTCGAGCAGCTTTAGCTAGTGCAGCGGCGCTTTATATGTCCGGTATTACAGATCCTAAAGTACTAGCTAACGCGTTTATCGCAGGCTTAGTAGGCCCACTACTTAAAGCTCTGCAACCAAGCGAGAAGCAGTACGGTCTAGGCTCTAAATGATCCGGGCCCTGATAGGGGCATTACTGGGGATTTTGCTCTTATCAGGGTGCGGTTATCAAGGATGGGTTAGGTATGAGTGCCAAGAGTACAAAAACTGGGGTAAGCCTGAGTGCGTTAAGCCGCAGTGCACGGTTACCGGTACCTGTACTGAGGATCTTATTACGCCAAATGACTAGGGAAAATAAAAGACTAACGCCCGAGGATATACACGCTCGTTTAATTTTTCTTATTGGCGCTGTACTCGCGCTTACGTTTTTTGTAATTACAGGCGGTGCGGTTTATGCGCTTGTCTTTGTAACTCAACCGGTAGGCGCTCAAGCTCCTAACGATCGAGACTTTATACAGCTGCTACAGACTCTAGCTATATTCTTAACCGGAGCTCTAGGCGGCGTACTAGCCGGTAATGGCCTTAAATCTAAGCCTAAGGATCCGACAAAAACCGACACGCCTAGCTAGATACTTGCGATATGTCGGAGGATGCCCTCATACTGATACCACAAACGCCGAGAGGGCTACTCGGGTAGTAGCTTAATCGGCCTTAACAAAGGGCGATATATGAACAGTGCAGATTTTCTAATAGTGTTTGGCATTACTTTTATTATGGCAGCGTTTATTAAAGCTGCTTATACCTTCGGTTACCGAGAGGGTCACAGCGAGGGCTACCTAAGAGGCCGAGCTATAGCTCAGGCCCTTAAAGATAAAGGTATGGTGCGATAATGGGATTTTTAGATAACTACGAGGATGTGAACAGCCGAATTAAAAGATTTCGTACCGAGTTTCCATCCGGGCGCTTAGTCTCTTTTATTGAGCATATGGATCTAGATAAGGGAACGATCCTAGTAAGAGCTGAGGCTTATCGAGAGTACGAGGACACGGTGCCAAGCGCCGTGGATTACGCTTTTGGTAACGTAGCGACGCTGCCGCAAAATATGAAAAAATGGTTTATCGAGGACTGCTTAACGTCCGCTTACGGTAGAGTTATTGGCCTTTTAACGCCTAGCGATGGTGGCAGGCCTACAGCTCAGGATATGCAAAAGGTAGAGGCCTCTTATGCTAATACGGAGCCTGATCCTTGGGCCGTAAATGCAGCTAAAGAGGGCATACCAACAATAGCTACAGCTATGGCAACGATCCAAGCAGGGTTAGGCGGTGAGTTACCGGCTGAGCCTCCTCGATGCCCTCACGGCACTATGGTATGGGCCGAGGGTACGAGTAAGGTAGGTAAACCTTGGGCTGCTTATCGATGCACTGAAAAGAATAAAGCTACTCAGTGCACTCCTCGATGGCACGTATTAGCGAGCGATGGCAAATGGAAACCTCAGGTTTAACCGAGCAGTCTCTCTTTGACTATATAAAGAGCACATACTTAGAGGACTTGCAAAAGACCGAGCACGAGTACGAGTACATAGATGCTACGAGTAACGGCTATAGGCTCACTATTGAGCTTAAATGCCGTAAGACTCATTACGACGAGTTAATACTCGAAAAGGATAAATACGAGTCATTAATGGATAGAGCTCAGGATCTGGGCTTTACTCCGTTTTATATCAACTCAACACCGAAAGGTATATACGCGTTTAACCTACGCAAAATTACGGTTACTTGGATTACTAAACGCTTACCGGCGAGCACTTTCGATAAGGGAGTAGAGATCGATAAAAAGGTAGCGTTACTACACATAGATAAGGCGGTACAGCTCTAATGGGTGAAATGACTTTTATTAAAAACGGATTTGCTACGACCATAGGCCGAGATGGCGAGGTAACTACTACCGTAGCCGTGCAGTGTGACGGCTGCTTTAAGTGGAGTAATGGCCTAGGCGGCCGAGATATCAAGGATATAGGCGATACGGTCGTAATATGGCTGTGTGCGGAGTGCCGTAAATGACTACCTATAAATACGAGTGTAGAGCTTGTAAAAAGGTTACGGATCAGATAGAGCGCATAATTACCGATAATCTACCGCCATACGTAAAGACCCTGCAGTGTACTAAGTGTGGGGTAATGGGCGTATGTATGATCGAGGAGCCTAAAGATGCCAACGTATGAGTATGAGTGCATCAGCTGTAATATCCGTTACGAGTCGATACAGCCAATAGGCGAGAATATAGCGCCGTTATGTTGTGGCGTAGCTATGAGGCAGGTTTACTCAGTGCCGGGCATTAGCTTTAAGGGCACCGGATGGGGTGGATCCAAGTGAGGACTGAGATTAAGCATACGTGCGACTGTGGCAAAACGTTTGTAATCGATAGCGCACGGCCTTTAGTAGCTGTAACTATCTTGCAGGTATCTATAAAAAACCACTCTAAGGACTGCGACGTAGCCTGTGGATAACCTGTGGAGGACACGCAGACAGTACGCTCAAGTTATCCACATACTTGCTAGTAACTTGACTAGGGGTTTACGCTCCATACTCGCAGGCGAGCCGCTGAGGCGGATAGCTCGCAGGCGTAGTTTGGTGCTTTTGGCCGGGCTATTGCTATTTACCAATATGCCTACAGCTCAGGCGGTAAGTACACAAAGAGATAAAGAAAACTATAAGTTATATGCTCATATGAA